TGCTATGAATACTACATTGTCTGGAATGTGTGGGCAAGGTTCTTCTGAAAGAAATGATGCGATGGTATTTTTATCACCTGGTTATACTGCAGCTGTTACTACGAAAACTAATGCAGCCATTATTGCTGATAAGAATATAACCAACAATTATGTTGTTTATGATGGTGCATGGAAATATCAATATTGTAGATATCGAGATAAATTTTTCTGGATGCCTATGAATGCTGATACTGCTGGTATGGTAGCAAGAACAGAATATACTCAAGATGCTTGGTGGTCACCTGCTGGTATGGTTCGTGGTCAAGTTAAGAACATTGTTAAATTATCTTGGGAACCTACTAAAGCAGACCGTGATGCGTTATATAAAAAGAGTGTTAATCCGTATATTACACAAACGGGTGCAGGTGTTATTCTTTGGGGAGATAAAACTGCTCAAATAACTCCGACTGCGTTTGATAGAATTAATGTACGTCGCCTTTTTATTGTACTTGAAAAAGCAATTACTGTAGCTGCTAAAGCAATGCTATTTGAGTTCAACGATACATTCACACGATCTCAGTTTGTAAATATGGTAACACCTTTCTTGAGAACAATACAAGGACGCCGTGGTATTACTGACTTTAAAGTAGTATGTGACGGTTCAAATAATCCAGGTAGTATTATTGATACGAACAATTTTGTTGGTGATATTTATATTAAGCCAGCACGTTCTATCAATTATATCCAGTTGAACTTTATTGCCGCACGAACTGATGTTTCTTTCTCAGAAATCGGTGGTTAATCTTATAAATACTATACAAACTTAAAGGAGTAATAAAATGGCAAATATTAATGATTTTAGTAGCAAATTTAGAGGTGGTGTACGACCAAATTTGTTTATGTGTCAAATGTATCCACCTCAAGGAATGGGAACATCAGAGTTCAGTTATTTGTGTAAAGGAACTTCTATGCCTGTTTCTCAGATCGGTAATATTGACGTACCATATCAAGGACGCCAATTAAAAGTTCCTGGCGATCGCACATTTGCTGATTGGACTGTAACCGTATTCAATGATCCAGAAATGATGGTTCGTGGTGCATTTGAAGAATGGATGCGAGATATGCAAGCACATGAAGAAAATGTACAATGGGCCGATTCAGCTGATGTATATGGTTCTGCTGAGGTATATCAATTAGGTCGAGATGGAGGAATAATTCGTACTTATAAAATGACGAGTATATATCCAACAGAAGTTGCTGCTATTGATCTTGCTTGGGATTCTAATGACCAAGTAGAAGAATATGCAGTTACGTTTGCTGTGAATCATTGGGAAACTGATATGGGTGATAGTTCTGGTTCATCTTCAGGCCTTTCAATTGGTGGTGGAGTTAACATAAAAAATGGTAAAGTTAGTCTTAATGTTAACGCTGCGATGAAAAAGGCAGGTAGTTTTATAAAAGGAGCAGTTGGAGCTAACTTCTAGTTCCGTAGGGGGATGAGTTAACTCATCCCCCTTTTTATTATGAATTTTAAAAAGGAAAAATTATATGGCTTTTGAGTTATTTGGTTTTGAAATACAATCCAAGAAGGATAAAAAGAAAAAGAGTAAAACTTTTGTAACACCTGAAAATTATGATGGCGCGACTCAGATTATTGATGGTGGTGGGATTCATGGACATTATCTCAATACTGATTCAGATGCCAAAGACGAAAAAGTTTTAATCGGTAAATATCGTGATATGAGTTATTCCCATGAAGTTGATGGGGCGATAGAAGATATTATTAATGAAGCTGTTATCCTTGAAGAAGGAAACCCAGCAGTTGCTTTGGATTTGGAATCATTAGATTATACTGATGGTATTAAAGATAAGATACATACAGAATTTTCTATACTTCTTAATTTATTAGATTTTAATCAAACAGGTGCAGATTTATTTAAGAAGTGGTACATTGATGCTAGACTTTATCATCATATTGTAATAGATGAGAATAGACCAAAGAACGGAATTACAGAATTAATTCCAATTGATCCATTAAACATTGAAAAAATTAGAGAAGTAACAAAGAAAAAAGAAGGTACTCTTGAACTGGTTGACGAGGTTAAAGAGTATTATGTTTATACACCAGATGCACAAAATCATGGTTCTTATGGTCAAATGGGTGGTGTACCAACTAATGCAATACAAGTTGCACCAGATTCTATTTCATATGTTCATTCAGGATTAATTGATAATGTAAAACAAGTTATTATGGGTTATTTGTTTAAAGCAATTAAACCATTTAACCAATTACGAATGATCGAGGATGCTCTAGTAATCTATAGATTAGCAAGAGCTCCAGAACGAAGAATATTTTATATTGACGTTGGTAATCTTCCGAAGTTGAAAGCAGAACAGTATTTACAACAGGTAATGAATCGTTATAAACAGAAAATGATTTATAACGCATCAACGGGAGAAGTAGAAGATCAACGAAAACATCTTTCTATGTTGGAAGATTTTTGGTTGCCAAGACGAGAAGGTGGTCGTGGTACTGAGATCAGTACACTTCCTGGCGGACAAAATCTTGGTGAAACAGATGACATAGAATATTTTAGAAAGAAACTATACAAGTCGTTGAATGTTCCAGTATCAAGGATTGAAGGTTCAGATTCAACAGCGTTTAATCTTGGAAGAGCTTCTGAGATTACAAGAGATGAAGTAAAGTTCGGCAAATTTGTTTCTCGTTTACGACATAGATTTTCTATTCTGTTTACAGACTTACTTAGAGTTCAGTTGATTCTTAAAGGTATTATTAAAGAAGAAGATTGGTTAGGTATTAAAGACGGCATTCGTTATAATTGGGCCAAGGATTCTCATTTCATGGAGTTGAAAAATTCTGAGATATTGAGGGATCGTTTTGAGTTAGTTTCAATGGCTGAGGAGTATGTTGGTAAATATATTTCATCAGAGTATCTGCGTAAGAATATTTTACAACAGAGTGAAGAGCAGATTAAAGAAATTGATAAACAGATAGCTGCAGAAAAACCAGAAGAGGAAGAAGATGACATGGGAGATGAAGATGAAGATTTCTAAAGCACATACTACTATGAAATCTATTTTAAAAGTAAAGACTAAAAGTTTTCTTGAGAACTATAAAGAAAATTTATTTACAGAAGCAATGTGGAAAGTAGAAGTAGAAGGGTTTCCATCATTCTATGTTGATGCAAAAAGTGCTGGTCAAGTTAAAACAGACCTAAGAAAAAAATTGAAAAAACCAGACGATATTAAATCTATTGAACGCGTTCAAAAGACAGACTGGAAGAAAGATGTTCTTGGAAGAATTTCTGGTAAAGATCAAGATACAGGAGATGAAGTTAAAGAGTGGATTGAAGAAGGAACACTTACTGATGATTTATTGGTGGATGCTATTAAAAATGTAATGAGAGAAAGGATTAAAAATGGTTGATATAGCAAGTAATATTTTAAAAAATATTTTTAGTAAAAAACTTAATAAAGCAAAAGAAGGTATTGCAAAAGGTTTAAAGAATAAATCTTTAAAGGCTATTGAAGATTATAAAAATAGTTTTAAATTTGAATTACCAACAACTAATGCACCAGAACCAAAGGCTACATCAACACCCACAGAGGCAGATAAATGAAATCTTTAATACGAAATGCTATTAAGAATTTAAAAGAAGATTTAGCAAATGTCCGAAGAGCAAATAGAGATAAAGAAGCTGCATTAAAAAAAACTAATCGTGATAAAGAAGTCGCGGTTCGTAAAGCTGAGATGGACAAGAAACAAGCTAAAACAAAAATTGATCGTGATAAAGAAATGCAAAAAAGAATGGATAAAAAAGAAAGTGTTATCCAGAAAGTAGTTGAGTATATCAAGTCAGATGGTGCAAGAAAAAAATGTGCTGGTGGTGATGGTAGAAGAACTGAAAATCATGATTGTGATAAAATTCATTCTGGTATGTCACATGATGAGTGGGAAGCATCACAAGACACACCAAAAGATGAAGCAAAGAGTGGTGGTGGTGAAGCTTATAAAAAATTCTTTGATGCAAAATTAAAAAAGTATGGTGTAAGTAGTCCATCTGAATTAGAAGGTGATGCTAAGAAAAAGTTCTATGATGAAATAGATGCAGAGTGGGAAGGTGATAATGAAGAAGATTGATGACATGATTAATGATGTTCTTGATGAAGTAATGAGCAAGATTGTAAGAATGAGAAAATCAAGAATGATGAAAACAAAAGGAAAACAAATTGCTCGTAAACGTAAGATTGCTATGAAACGAAAAGCAAGTCCCGAGAAATTAAAAACAAGAGCAGTTAAAAAAGCAAGAGATATTATTACAAAAAAGATTTTAAAAGATAAAAGTAAGTCGAGTTTGTCAATAGCTGGTAAAGAAAAATTAGAAAAAAAATTGAATAAGAAGAAAGCAGTTATTGCAAGAATTGCTAAAAAATTATTACCAAAAGTTCGTAGTGCAGAAGCTGAACGAATAAAGAAAAGAGGGGAAACGC